GTTGCTTTGGCAGTACAATAACTGACAAAGCAACACCTAGAGGACACGGATATGATGGACTATTAATAGGTGACGAATTTGCACCTAACGGAAGTCAATTTGGTAGTGGTATAAGTTTTCCAGTTAACTCTGTAGACGGTGACTATTTTATGCGAACAGACTTTTTACCTCAAAGGTTATTTAGATACGAAAAAAATCGTTGGATAAAAGTACACGATGTTAAGAGAGCTCCAATGAATAACGGAACTAAAGATACACTAAGAGGATCGTTTATTAATGATGTAGACACTTATCTATACGATACTCCAATAGCAACAGACTTTATGCAATTAACAGTTGGACAAACTGAGTTGCTAACAGACATTGCTGATATGTCAGCAAAATATATAAAAATAGAATATACTAGCGACAATAGAGATGGCAACGAAATGGTTAGTTATGCAGTTGTAGACTATCCAATGAATAGTGCTACTAACTATCCTGGAATACTAAAGCCATATACAAGTCAAGACGGCAGTACACAACTTGTAAAATTAACTTTACCAAGTGCTACTGCTATTAAAAATGCAGGACTGCACACAATAACACTTTACAATGAAAGAACACAACAACGTCAAGCTCTTTCACAAGTATTAAAACCTAAGGCAGATAACTAATGGCTGAACATTTTTATGACGGACAAATAAGAAAGTATCTTGTACAGATGATGCGTCTGTTCAGTAACTTTAGCTACCAAACAGGTGATGGTACTGAAAAGCAAGTACCTGTATTGTACGGAGATCTTACTAGACAAGTAGGCTCAATATTAAGAGACAATTCAGAAAATAAAATACCTAGTGCGCCACGTATGGCTGTTTATATTACAGGACTAGAACTAGATAGAGATCGTACTAGTGATTCTAGTTATGTAAACAAAAGACATATTAGAGAACGTGCAAAAGATGGTGCAGGCGACTATACTGATCAAGCAGGTAAACAATATACTGTAGAACGTTTAATGCCAACACCATATAGGCTAACTGTAAATGTTGATCTATGGTCAACAAACACAGATATGAAATTACAAATTATGGAGCAAATATTAATGCTCTTTAATCCAAGTTTAGATATACAAACAACTGACAACTATTTAGACTGGACTAGTTTAACAACTATTATGCTTGATAGTGTTAACTTTAGTAGTCGTTCAATACCAACAGGTGTTGACAGCGAAATAGATGTTGGATCAATGACATTTAGTACTCCAATTTATATTAGTCCTCCAGCAAAAGTAAAACGTTTAGGCGTTATTACAAATATTGTTACTAGTATCTTTGACGGTGACGGATATGTTGATTTTGAACAGATGTTACAAGGTACTAATTTGTTTAGTATGGGCGGAATGACTGAAACTGTTGTACAAGATACATTAGATAACACTACTAATGTTGTTGATACAGGTGCGGCACCTAGTGACGGTGACGGTATAATGAATCCAAGAAAACAAAAAACTAGACATGCTAAAGAAGTAGTAAAAAGTTATACACAACATAGAATATTAATTTTAAATGGACAAGCACAAATTCTTAAAAACGGATTGCCTAGTAATATAAAATGGGGAGACCATTTTGATGCATTATTAGGATCTTATAGAGCAGGGTTAAGTATTGCATACTTTAGAAAGCCCGATATAAACGGAATGCTTGCAGGACGTATTACTGTTAATCCATTAGACGAAACTAAACTTACAATTGACTTTGATAAAGATACATTGCCTAGTAACAGCACTGTACAAGGCCCTGCACGTAATGCAAATCAACATTCAAGTATAGACTTTATTATTGATCCGTTACGTTATGACCCAACTACTGCTAAAGTAGCAGGACTAAGACTATTAATATTAGGTAGCATTGGTAGCACAACAAATACAGATGGTGCTGATGCTTGGAAAAATGCAAACGGAACAGACTTTGTTGCAAACTCCAATGATATTATTGAATGGGATGGCACTGCATGGCAAATAGTATTTGATGCAAGTGCTGATAAACTTATATACAACGATGAAGTAATTACTACTTTATATACTACAAATCTTAATACAGGTGTACAATACTACTGGGACGGCGATCAATGGCTACTAAGTGTAGACGGTGAATATGCCAAAGGTGACTGGTCAATTAAACTAGACGGCTAATTACTAGTATGAACAAGATAATTTGTAGTGGAGCACTATTCTATGCTCTTGACACTAAACGTTTTTTATTTTTACATAGAGCTGGTGGTAAGACTGCCGGTACTTGGGGACTTGTTGGCGGTGGTAGCGAAAACGGTGAAACACCATTTGAAGCCCTCAAAAGAGAGATTGCCGAAGAAGTAACTGAAACAACTCCTATTGTAAAAACTATTCCTTTAGAAACTTTTGTATCTAATGATGCAAAGTTTAATTTTCATACATACCTTGTATGCTGTACAGGAGAGTTTATTCCTATTCTTAATCAAGAACACAGTGGGTATGCATGGGTTGATTTTGGGTGTTGGCCAAAGACGTTACATCAAGGGCTACGTAATACACTACAAAATAAAACTAACCTTTCTAAATTAGAAACAGTATTTCAAGTTATAGATTTACTAGAGGAATAAATGACAGAAAATGTAAAACAAACATCCTATGGTTACGAAGCAACATGGGCTAAAACAGATTCATACTATAGTAAAATTGTAGGCTTTAACAAACCTAATAAAACTAGTATGCACTTTCATAAAGTTAAAAATAAAAGTTGGTTTATTAATGATGGTAATTTTAAACTTAATTACATTGATACTGCAACAGGCGCATTATTTGAATCAAATTTAAAAGAAGGACAAGTATTTAATATACCGGCACTTATGCCTGCAAGTATTGAATGTCTAAGTCCTAGTGGTAGTTTTACTGAAGTTGGCGACATTGACGATGATGCTGACATATATAACTTAACTCCAACAGGAGAAGAACTTGCGCACACTAGCACAGCATAACGACTATGTAGAAGATATTCTGCGTTGGGAACAAGCAATTACACAAGTAACTAATTCAAAAGGAAAACTACATTGCGAACAGTTACTTGCAACTCTTAAAGATAAAATAAAAAATATAGATACAGTACATTCGTCTAGTAGAGGACATGCTAAACTAGCTAATATTAATTCTCTTATTAAAGAAACTGTTGATCTAAGACGTGAGTTAAATAGTCTACTTAAATTTGACTAAATCTTTTTATTTGAATTGATCCAACCATAGCAGGGTGAGCAGTACACTGATATCTATAACCACCTGAATAAGTTTCAGGTATTCTCCAATACAATACACCTTCTGATCTACCTTGTGCTAATGAGCCAGTAGTTTTATTACCATTAGTTTGTACATGGAAAATTTGTGTAGCATCTGTAATTGTAGTTCCTGTAGGATCTTGTATAGCAAATGGATGTCCTTGGGCTCCGTCTAATTTAAACGAAACTGTTGTACCTGACATTACATATATCGTTGGATTTTGTCCTGAATAGTGTGGAAAGAAATTATAAGACTGTGTACCTACATTACCAACTTGAAATTCTACTAATGTGTTTTCTGTAATCTTATCAATAGTAGTACCTGTGTAGTTAATAAATGTACTACCAGTCCAACTTAATAACTGTCCTTTATTATCTAATGGTAAGTTACCAACCCAAGCAATAGTAACATCACTTAAATCGTTAATCTCAGTTGCGCCTGCCGCAGGTGGTGTATAAGTAAATGCTCCAGTAGTATTATCATACACAAGTGCGCCTGTACCGCTTGCCGCATTTGCTGTTACACTTAAATCTGTTAATGCAATACCGCCTGATCCTGCAGGAGATGTTGGTTCAAATCTACTGTTAGTATTGTTCCATGCTAACACTTCTCCGTTACCAACTCCAGTAAGATCAACATCACTAAGTGCGCCTACGCTAATAGCATTTAAGTCACTAGCAACTACAGTGTAGTCTGTAATATAACTGCCCAAGTCAGTAATTTGTGATTCTGTTACACTTAGTGCGGCTTGGTGTTGTGTAACACTTGATTGTGTAATATTTGCATCTGGTACATCGTCCCAAACAACTGCCGCTGATAAATCATTTACTTCTGCACTTAATGCTCCAATGCCGCCGGGCGTTGGTGGTGTATATCTAAACACACCTGTTGTATTATCATATTCAATAGCACCGTTACCGTCTGGTGTTCTTTCATTGCCTACACTAAAGTCTGATAGTGTAGCAACAGTTGGTGTATTGGTTAAGTTATTATAGTTTAAAAAGTAAGTACTGTCAAATCCGTCAAAAGTATCTGCATCAGTACCGCCACCGCCTGTTGTAGAGTCAAAGCCTGGTGCCCATTGTGTGCCATCCCACTTTAATACTTGTCCAACTGCTGGTGCAGAAGTTGTTGTATCAACATCACTTAAAAAGTCAATACTGTGTGCATCTAAATCAATATGTAATTCGTTTGTATTAGTAGTAAGCTCTGTAGAAATATTTGTTCTACCTAAAATTTGTAAAGTAGCTTCTCCACTTGCTGTAAATGATCCGTCATCAGTAGTAACTGTTTTAATAACATCTGACGAGCCGCCTACTGCACTAGAATTAATAGTAAGTGTCTTTCCAACAATAGCAGTAGTTACGTTTGTTCCGCCAGCAACCGTTAATGCATCAGTTGTATTAGATGCTGTTACTGTTCCTGTATCTGCATTAACTGTTGCAAACAAGTTTTGATCTGATGATGCCGCGCCTGCTTGTATGTTCCATACAGTGCCGTCATATACCCAGGTTACACTACCTTCAGTATAAGTATCGTCTGCATTAGGTGCGTCTGGAAAATTTAAAGCCATATATTAATCCTTGCTGTTACAATATTTATGCAATAATGTTCAGCCCTTCTCCTACTTGAAATCCGAATGAGTTGTTAACGTCTAGTTCTAATACAGTTCCTGTGTTAGCACTTACAGCAGATACAGTTGTTGTAGCGCCGCTTAGACGTCCTTGTATATTAAATGGTGTTGCTGGGTTGCTTGCAAGTACAGCGTTAACTTGAATAGCAATTCCTGATACAATACTAGATACTGCTACATTTGTACCATTGTCATCTAGCCAAGCATTAGTTTCTAATTGAGGTCCGTCTTCATTTAACACTGCTAGTGAATTGGTAAAAGTCATAGATCCATTTGTTCTGTACGGACGTTCTACGCCGTATCTACTAAACATCATTCTATTAGGTGAACCTAAAATACTTCTAGTATTATCATAATCTGAATCATTATTTGCTGTTTCATAAACTACACTTTTACTAACACTAGTCATTAATGTAACTAATTGTTCTGGTGTTTGTAATGAATTTGCTTGTAAGTGTAATGCCGCTAGTCCTGCTATCTGAGGTGCCGCCATTGACGTACCGCTTATTTTCATAATTTTGTAACTACTGTTATCTGGATAATCATAAGTTGTATATCCAGAATCAGCTTCGTTGCTTGATGCACTCATTATTTCAGTACCAGGTGCCCATATGTTTACACCAGGTCCTTTTTTACTAGAATTTGCTGATTGATCAGTACCGCCATTAGTAACATAACTAATATTACCAACATTAAATGCTCTGTCAGAATACGGTGAGCTGGGTCTATGATATAGTCTTGATATTCCGCTTACAGAAACAAAGTTATTCCAATCAGTGCCTGTTGAAACATCTGCTTTGTAACTATCATTGCCTGCGGCAATAACAACATGAATTCCAGCATCGATCATATCTTCAACTTCTGCATCAGCAAAAGCATTTTGTGCAGGGAATGTTCTGTTACCATCTCCGTTAGGTGTAACTATACCGTAGTCTGTAAATAACTCTGCATCAGTTTGTGTTGTAAATGTCCACGGAGTTCCTCTGTATGTTCCGCTTGAAGGATCAACAGTTGAAGTATTTCTATATCCCCAACTCATGTTTACTACAGTTGGTTTGCCGCTTACTTTATTATTGTGCCATAATCTAATACTATCAAATGCATCTGCAACAGGAATACCAGTACCATCAGTAGCACCTATTAACTCTAATCCTGCTAATTTTTGTGAATATATAGTTGCATGTTTTGCCCAACCATATGTTTTACCTGCGGCAATACCTGCACAGTGTGTACCGTGTCCATCTCTATCTCTATAGTGGTTTGCATTTTGTGTTCCTGCTATTCCACTTACTCCATACCAATCATGTTGTACTAGTCTAGTAACACCGTTTTCATCTTCCCATTCAGGGTGTCCTGGCTGTATACCGCTATCTTGTATTACAATATCAACGCCAGCACCTGTTAATGTATAAAGGTAGTCTCCGGATATTGTTGTACTTGTACCATATTGATTTGTTGCATCTATACAACGCCTAAGTCCCCAATTAAGATCATTAGCACTGTTAAATGTTCCTCTCCAATAATTACCTGCTTGTCTAGAATTAAGACCTATTTCAATATCGTCTCTTTGATCAGGTGGTATCTCTACTGCTAGTATTCTTGGATCTGTTGATAATTCGTTTGCTTCTTCATCAGTAAGCATAAAATGTGTTATACGAGTTGAACCAATTCTAGGGTTAGCAACTTCTACGCTTCTGTTAGGTATTGGACCACTTCCTGTAGAAGCAATAATATCAGCTTCTACTTCGCTAATATTTTGATCACGTCTAACTATGACTGCGTATTCTTTTTCCATTATGCTAAGTTAGCCCACGCACCGTTTTCATACACTTGAGCTTTGTTAAGTGTACTATCGTATACCATATCACCGTTAACTGATGATTGAGCATTCTTTTGTGCTGTAGTAAAACTTGGCAATCTAAATGGACCGCTCTGCACTATAGTTCCGTCTGGAGCGTCTAGTGTAATAGTACTTGTACTTACTATCTCTGGTGTACCTGAACCGTTTGTAACTACGTTTCCTACTGTTAATGTATTGTTAATAGTTACTGCTTGTGCTGTAGTTGATCCTCTAGAAACAACATCATTTAAGCCTGATGTTTCTGAATAACTTGTTAGATAAGAAGTTAAGTCTGGTGGTGTATATGTAAACACACCTGTTGTATTATCATATGATAGTGCGGCTGTTCCTACTGCATTTGCAGTAATACTAAAGTCTGAAAGTTGTACGCCGCCTGCGCCACCTACAAGATCACTTGCTAATTCCCATGCACTATTTGATGTACTCCATTTTAATATTTGTCCATCTGACGGGCCTGTTGCTGTTACATCACTTAAACTATTAATATTAGTTGGAATAGTTGGTGTGTTAGTAACGTTGTTATAGTCTAAATAATAACTTGCTGATTGTCCTGCAAGTGTAATAGCATTACTACTGCCACCGCCCCCGGTTGTTGCTGGTTCAATCCACTGTGTACTTGTACCATCATCAATGTAAATGTATAATTTACCTGTAGCAGTGTTTAACCATAAGTTACCTGATGCTGGTGTTGTTGGTGCAGTTTCTGATACATCAATAGATGAATTACCACCTGACAAGTCAGCATCTGTTGGTATAAATGCTTGATAAGTATCGTCCCAAGATAGTATTTGTCCTACTGTAGGTGTAGATACGTAATTTACATCACTTAGTGCTGATACACTTGTAGTTGCTAAAGTAGATGTTTGTAAAAATGAAGTTAAGTCTACATTGTTTAAATCAGCTCTTGCTATTTCAAAGCCTGATACGTCTTTACCACTGTAAACTCTTAATGTGTTTGTGTCTCTTGAAAAGAATACTTCTCCACTAGAGCCAACGTTTCTATCAAGAAAGTCGTCTGCTCTTGGTATGATTCTTAATCTATCAACAATTGGTGCTGAACTTGATCCTGCCACTGTAATCTCCTAAACTTATATTGTATTTATTTAGAAAGTGAAGTACGAGAGACACCTAATATCAAAACTCCGTTCCACCAGCCCTCAGCATTTTCAGGCTCTTCTTCAAGTATAAGGCGTTCAAATGATATGTTAAAACCCTGCTCTTTAATTGCAGATTTAGCTCCTTGAACGCTACCTTCAAAATTAGCATCATCTACTACTATTATAGCTTGATCAGCTAGTACTGTTGCATAGTACTTTATAGCATTAAACGTCATTTCCGGGCCATGAGGACCATCATAAAAGAAAATATCAATAGGATCAATTTGGTCAAGATCTACATCAAACAAGTCTGAATCAAATACTTTAATTTTGTTTTCACCTCTATAGTATTTGATATTTTTAACAAAGTCTTCTTTACTATTCTCTGGCAAAGGCGGTAAATCATCTCTTAAGGGTTGTACTTGTTCTTCCCAATGATCTACAAAGTATGCTTTTAATTTATTACCGTCTAGTGCGGCAGCCGCTGTTGCACCTAAATAGCATCCTACTTCTAAATAAGATTGGCCGCAACGACATAACTGATTTAGTAGCATTTGTACTTTATGACTTGTTAGTCCGTGTATGCGCCACATATCGACTCCACTATTATATTTTTAATTGTTATTTGAGGCTTGCCATTTTTTGCTTCATATAAGTTATCGCATTTATTGCAATCCCAACAATCAAACTTACAATTCTTAATAAATTCTCTCCATGCTTGGATGGGCTTACCTTCTAAATTTTTATCGTAAATGTATTCATCAAAATCAGAAAATAATATTTCTTCTTCTTTTGCAAACTTCTTAACAATATCCATTGTAGAAAATAATTGTGCTACACTTTCTCTGCCATGCATTTTAATAACATCAACATAGTATAACATCTCTTTCCAGTCTTGTCTCCAAGGCGGAATGTTTGCTGTTTTTAATGCTGTTACTGGTTCTGTAATATCCCACTTAGGACAACTTATACGACTAATAGCATCATTAAAATATTGTGGACCTGTTGACGTTCTTGAATTATTAAATTCAAAATGTTCTGGCATTACAGGACAACTACCTACACAACCTTCGTTGCCTAGTATTGCTATCTTAACATTATACTTTTCTTTAACTTGTTTTATTTTTCTTAAAGTATCTCTATCACGTACTAGATCTCTATCAATATTAATGTAATTAAACCCTGCTTCTGCTTGTTTTGCAACATCGGCGGCAGTGTTTACTTCACGTAATATAGTATTCTTAATCATTAATTGCGGGAACTCTTTTTGTATTTGCCCTGTCATAACCCAATGTGTATGTGGGATAGTAGCAGATCTAATACCTTTATGGTGATATAAACTTTTAAAGTTTTCAATCCATAAATCTAAGTTCTTTTGATCAGGACGCACAAGAGTATTGTTAAATGTAGCAGACACTGGAATGCCTAACTTGTCTTGAATAATGAGTGAGTTTTCAATCAAGTCATTCGGGTCATTTACAAAAATATCTCCCATCGCATCCTGATCAAAAGGAGGTATACGAGTAGTTATGTATACATCGTATATTAAACTTTTATGATCAATCAGAAACTGATAGAATTCTTCAAACTGTTTCCGGTCCAGTTTTGGATTCAGGGGTATGCTGAACATTTGATTCCTTGTCTTTGCCTTTGCCGCTTAAAATTTCTTTTGCCATTAACTTATCTGTTACACTTGGTACATCATAGTTTGGAATAGCATTTTTATTTTCTAAAAGGCCTTCATTAACTGCACCTGCAATTTGTGCAAGTCCATTCTGTAATCTTTCATTATACTGTATAGTAGTTGCTAATGCTTCGATTTGATCTTCCTCTGGCATCATAGCAATTGAATCCATGTTACCTGAGCCAATGCGTCCGTAGGATACCATGTCCATAGCCGCTTGTTTAGCCATACGTGTTACCCAATATTTTCTTTCTTCTTCATGGTCGTATGTCATTGCTTTGTCTAACAACTCGTCATCATCACCTGCAATTTTCTTTGTCAAGTTTAAGTATGTGTTTACTTCTTCTGCCGCTTGTTTAATTTTACGGTTCCATACTTTAACGTCATGCTCCATGTCTTCAATATCAACTGCAATTAGTTCTTTTTGTAGATCATCTGGACATGCTTCGTAATCTCTTTTTGCAATCTTAACTTCAACTAGTTTACGTTTTAAACTGTTGTTGATATTATGCCAAGAGTGGTGTCTTGTTTCTAATTCTAACAAACACTGTTTTAATTTTCTATATGGGGTAAGTTGCGAGTCAGCAACAAAATGCTCTGACTGATATGCTGACTGTCCACTGTTTAAGTTTAACGCACCGTCCAGTATTTTACTGTCTTGGGCTGATAACTCAAAGAATTCTTCAAATCCATCGTATGGATTTACTCTTGTTTCTAATGCCATATGCGCATTGGCATTATTCTTCTCAGCATTATTTGCTTGTTCACTCATTTTTTTCTCCTAAGAAATAGTTAGTCTTTTGACTATACTTATTTACTAAGAACTTACTTCTAAGAGTTAGAAATTGAGCTTGTTACCAAATTTCGGATTGTTCTGATCTACCATTGTTGCGCCAGTATCTGGATCTTCAAATATACGTACACCGCCTACATCCATAAGTCCCATTGACATAGCCTGTGCCGCTGGCATCATAATACCAAGGTATTTTTCGTATAATATGTTTATATTCCAAATACTACCTGAGTTTTTAAACTGCTTAATAAGTGTTTGGTATTCAACTAGCATAGTAGATAATTTATCGTTGTATGATTCAGATTTTTCTAAAATTTTATTTGCAAGAGTAGTTTTATCCATTGATCTTTGTACAGCAAGATAGTCAAGGAATGGTGTTATGTGTGCAGGATCATCAGCATAAGTTAACCACTCACGAGCTTCGTGTTTCTGTATTTCCCAACTTGCTTGTTCTAGTTCAGTAGTATTATGCAAGTGGCGGAATCTATAGTTGTATTCTGTTTCAATAATTTCTTTTGCAAAGCGGTACATAAATGTACGTATCATTTCCTTAATCTCGGGAGTAAGTGTAAAAGGAACTTTTTGATCTTCTGGAATATCAGCAGTTTCTGCCCAACCATATTCGTTATTCCAAATCTTAACAGTGTCTCTTACTTCTGAGAAAAACAAAGTCCCGTACTTGGCTTCAGTTGCTGTTACTTCTTCATATCCTACTGGTATAGTTGGATATATTGTATCAAATAATGGTTCTGCAATTTCTACACAACTTAAATCAAATAAGGTGTATAAGTCTTTGCAATACATGTTTGGATCGTTTTCAGACATACCAAAATATGGTCTCATCGCTTCTGTCTTTGTAATTATATATTTCATTTTAGAATCCTGCTCCCGCTATAACTGTGGCAGCTCCAGTGCTACATGCTCCTGAACTTTGACCGTAATGCCCTTTAGGCATTGCCGCCGCTCCAAGCGTAGTCTGACTATCACTGCTATATGATTGTTTTACTGTATGATTGTTTTGTTGGCCATCATAATGACCCATTACGTATCCCCAGTCCTGACCTTCCATGGAGTTTTCTTCTCCATAAGATCTAACCTTACTGAAGTTTGCTAATGTGGCGCCGTTTGCGTCACTAAATCTTGCAATACCTGATGTTACATTGTTACCTGTAAATGCGTAATGATGTCCCCATTTAGAACCTAAGTTCTTAGTTTGATAACTTGACTTACCGTAGTTACCACCTTGGTCCCATCCGTTTACCCATGTTGTAGTTGACCAAGTTACATATTTGTATTGGTTACCGTTACCGTTAAAGTAACCGCGGTTTTCACCACTAACTGCATCACCACGTCCTGACATGCCTGAATCCCAACCAGTATACATAACTTCTGTTGGAAAGTGCATACGGTTAGTACTTGTATCGCCACCGCCTGATATCCATCCGCTTTGGCCTTTCTGATCTTCACATGCTAGTGCATCAACTCTGTTTACATTCATTTTCATACCACCTACGTGGTTACCAAAACCTGCTGTACCATAACCTAGTCCTTGGTTTTTAGGATCGTTACCTACGTATCCATAACCAATACCAGATGATGAAAAACCATCCGATGTAAACATTCTAATTGATCCATTTGCTAGACTGTATGAACAAATTTGATCATGTGCATTATTGTAGCCGTTAGTTGAACAAATATATGCATGATAATCGCTCCAAAAGCCATTTGTATATGCACAATAGTTAGAAAGTTGTTCTCCACAATATACAGTAGTATCTGTATTATGCCATGTTTTGTTTACTGAACGCCACGGAGTTGAACCTTTATAACCACCTGCTAAGTATCCATGTGTAAATATAGATCTATATCTCCACTGAGCATTATCTAACCCTGTAAAGCCACTGCCCATATATCCCCAGCCAGCTCCTGTTGAACCGTCTGAAATAAGTTTAGCACCTGTATTTTCTGTAGTAGTTGCTGGTACTGGATTTACTTGATTTGCTCCTAAGAAAAACGCCATTACATTCCTCCTCCAATAACCGTTGCCGACGCTGTTGAACACGCTCCGGAACTTTGTCCATAGTGTCCTTTAGGCATAGCGTTAGCGCCAAGTGTTACTTCTGAATCACTTGAGTGTGTTTGTTTAATAGTATGATTGTTTTGTTGTCCATCATAATGTCCCATGATGTAACCCCAATCTTGTCCGTCCATTGGATTGTCTTCGCCATAGGATCTAACTTTACTAAAGTTTGCTAACGTAGCACCAGTTGCATCGCTAAAACGTGCTTTACCTGATGTAACATTATTTCCTGTACCAATGTAATGATGACCCCATTTTGTTGATTGTATTTTACAGTGGTTATCTTTACCCCAACCGCCGCCTTGTGGCCAGTTAGTTGTCCAAGTGCTGTTACTCCAAGTTACATATTTGTAGTTAGTACCACTCCATTGGAAATAACCGCGATTTTCGCCTGCGGCCGCTGTACCTCTTCCTGAGTTACCACTATCCCAACCAGTATACATAACCTCTGTTGGAAAATGCATACGGTGTGTTGTACTAGTACCGCCACCATTCATCCAACCACCTTGACCTTTAATGTCTTGTGTTCCTGCCGCATCAACTATTGATGTACTTAATCTCATACCACCTACGTGATTTGTAAAACCACCACTACCGTATGTTAAGCCTTCATTCTTTGGATCGTTACCCTGGTAACCGTAACTTAGACCAGCTGATGAAAAACCATCTGCTGTAAACATACGTATAGTACCATTTGCTAATCCGTAACTTGCCATCCAATCGCCACCAGCGTTAAATGCTCTACCTGTAGGACCTGCTTGAATGTAACCATTATAGTCTGAATAAAAACCGTCACAGTATGATTGAGGTCCTGAAATTTGTTCTCCGCAATATAAAGTACTATCTGTTGCATGCCATGTTTTGTTTACTGAACGCCATGGGTTAGAACCTTTGTATCCTGCGGCCAAATAACCATGTGTGTATATGGATCTATATCTCCATGCTCCACCACCTTGTACAGAACCAGTTCCTGTGTAGCCCATATATCCCCAAAACGATCCATCTGAACCATTTGAAATAAGTTTTGCACCACGTGAACTATCAGTACCTTGAGGCACAAATTCTAATTCTGTTGTCCCTGCAAAAAATGCCATTATCCTATACCCCCTAAAACACCTGCCGCGCCTGTTGCACATGCACCCGAACTCTGTCCATAATGCCCTTTAGGCATTGCGTTAGCACCAAGTGTTATTTCTGAATCACTGGAGTGTGTTTGTTTAATAGTGTGATTGTTTTGTTGACCGTCAAAGTGTCCCATAATATATCCGTGATCTTGACCGTCTTCTGAATTATCTTCTCCGTAACTTCTTACTTTGTTAAAGTTTGCTACAGTTGAACCTGTTGCATCACTAAATCTTGCCTTACCAGCTGTTACGTTGTTACCTGTACCAATATAATGGTGTCCCCATTTTGTTGATTGTATTTTACAATGTCTATCTTTTGAATATCCGCCCCATGATCCTGTTCCTGACCATGTTGAGTTTGCCCATGTTACATATCTATATGTAGATGTCCAAGCAAAGTATCCTCTATTTTCTCCGTGTCCGCCACAGCCGTATCCATCTGTACCTGAATTCCATCCACTGTACATAACTTCTGTTGGAAAGTGCATACGTGATGTATCTGAACTACCGCCGCCGTTAATCCAACCACTTTGTCCTTTAATATCATTTGCCGCAGGAAAGTCATAACGGTTAACGTGCATTCTCATACCACCTACGTGGTTACCATATCCTGTTGTACCATAACCTAGTCCTTCGTTCTTTGGATCATTTCCTACATAGCCGTAACTAACACCACTAGATGAAAATCCATCTGCTGTAAACATTCTAATTGAACCGTTTGCTAAACTATAACTTGATATTGCTGAACTAGTACCACTAAAGCCGCCACCAGTCATTACGTATGCGTGATGATCACTCCATACACCGTTTGTATATGCTTGTGTACTTGCTAACTGCTCACCGCAGTATAATGTTGTATCTGTTTGGTGCCAAGTCTTATTAACACTTCTCCAAGGGTTAGATCCTTTGTAGCCTGCCGCTAAGTATCCGTGTGTGAATATAGATCTATATCTCCATCCACCGGTATCAACTGCCGCCGGGTCGCCACTTGCCGCACCCATGTATCCCCAGAACGCCGCTCCTTGACCGTCGGACATCAATTCTGCTCCGCGAGTAGCATCGTTTCCGGGCGGTACTGGAACTACTTCAGTTGCTCCTACAAAGAAAGCCATTTACGCTGTCCCCTTTAAACCTTTTATTTCCTGCTGTAATTCTTTTACAGCTTCAACTAATAGTGCTACCATGTTTTGGTAGTTAATTGCTTTAGTACCCATATCATCGTTTGCTGTATGAACCATTTGTGGTAATACTTCTTCAACTTCTTGTGCAAGCAAACCAATTTGATTGTCCTTGCCGTTCATTGTGTATTCTTTACCATTTAATTTTAATACTTTTGCTAAAGCATCTTTAATACCAATAATATTGGATTTCAATCTAACATCTGAGTTAGAAGTAATATCGCCAGCCGCTGTAATGTTACCTGTTGATGCAACTGTACCTGCTGTTAATGTTCCTGTAATTGTTAAGTCACTGCCAAAACTTGCACCACCTGTAGTTGCAAATCCGCCTGCTGTAACTGTTCCACTAAAATTACCAGTTGCCGCGCCTACTTCACCAGTAATTGTTAAATTACCTGAGTTGGGTGCAAACTGTAATCTTGATGAACGTTTTGCGTTTGAAAAACTTGATCCTGCATCAGCTGTAAGTACAACATTAATGTTACCACTTGCTGTATCGTCTGCTAGTGCTAATGAAGGTGAAGCCCAAGCTAGTGTTCCTGATCCGTCTGTTGCTAATAGATAGTTTGCTGTTCCATCTGCGCCTGGTAACGTCCATGTAACATTACTACTTACCGCCGCTGGAGATTTAAAAGCAACGTAATTAGTATTATCACTGTCCGCTAAACGTAAAGCATTTGCACCGTCTACTTGAAAATCTGTAGTTGAACGTGCTACGCCTGTACCATTAGGTTCTAAAACAACATCTGCATTGGCTATCACTGAACCAAAAGTGCTATCTTCAACACTAATGTTTCCTAGTATTGGTCTTCCTAGTTTTCCTGTTGAAATTCTTCTAGCCATAATCTATTTCCTTATACTGTTGCTGTTTCTATACCGTAAACTACTACAGTTGTTTGTGTTGCTGACGAACGAGCAAAAACTTTACGGTCTGCTTCAAGAACAACGCCTGTTCTTTCAAGTACACCATTTGGTAATATCTCTGTTTCGTATTCTATATAGTCATCTGCCTGTGGTAGTGACTGCCCTGGTTTTGCCAATGCAAGCCTTACTGTTACCGATGTTGCATTTTTATTACAAATGCTCACCGATACTACAGAAAAGTTTCCATCGGGTACATCGTATATGTTAGTATACGTTGTCGCGGCTAAATCCGCTGATCCTAGTACTCCGTTTGCCATTATCTTAATCTCCTGTTATATGCTAGATATTTCAACATTTTATCTTACTAATATTTATCCGTTACTGTTATCTCTGGTAATAATTCCATGCTAGAGGATATCCTAGCACCGTACCACTAAACACAATGTTCGCTTTAATTGTTATTGGGCTACCTGACACTGTTGTAATTTGTGTTCCGCCTATGAATATATCACCTGCTGTAACACTGTTAACAACTAGTGTAGCACCACCGCCACCAATTTGTGATTCAATGTATGCTTTAATTGCTCTCTGTGTTGGAACAATCGTATCACTGTTTGCAGTAAAGAATGGATCTGTACTAAATTCAGTAATACTTGCTGAGTTACCACCTAGTGTAACTTCACCTAACGACAGTTCTTGTAGACCTGCAATGTTAAACGCTTCAGCGTTCAATGTTGCAACACCAGTTGCCTGTTCAACACTAAACAAGTCGCCAACTCTAAAGTTACCATCTTGGTCAGTTGCTGTGTAGAACACTCTACCACCGTTAGCATCTTGTGTTTCTTTATTCTGGTCAGGTACGTTAACTGGTACACCTGGATAGTTTGTATCTTTAAAGTTACCTGTACCAATATCTAGGAAGTCATGTCCTGTTAGACGTACTTGACTAAATCTGATACGCATGTTTACAGCATCGCCATCTGTTGGAATATTTGCTGTAGTTATTGCTGGTGAAACTTGTAAGAACGTTGTATACGATCCATCGTTGCTACCAATAAACGATACTGTACTAACCAATTTAAAGAACTGTCCTGGAAGTCCTGCAAACTCAACATTGGATCCGTTAACTGGTCTTGAAGTAAGTCTTCTTACAGCAATATACGATCCACTTTGTAAGAAGTCTGCGTTACCGTTACTGTTTAGTGCATCAATTGATGCAGTTGCAGTTGTAAAGCCACTACCTCTGTTTACAAATGTTGGTTGTCCAAGTGCGCCTGTTCCTAATCTTACTACTGGTGTAACATCTTCAATATTATTTGGATCTGTTACAGTAATAGTTGGTGCGCTTGTGTAGCCTGAACCTGGTTCATAAATTCTAAACTCAAATATTTGTTCATTTGCTAAACCTGCTCTTGCTTTTGTTGTAGCACCAATCTTAGCGTATTTTGCACCTGTACCTGTAGCATTAGGAAGTATACTAAACACTCCCATCTTCTCAGGGTTACCAAATGCAACTGCATTAAATCCGCCTGTTACAGCAGAACCTAATGACTGTAGTGTCCAAACTATTGCATCTTCTGAATAAAGAACTCCGTCAGTATCATCTGATGTTAAAACAAACATGCCGTGTCCGTATGCTAAGTTGCGCTCTGTTCCAGCTAGTGTACTTACGTTTGCACCACCTGGATATGCTGGATTTGCCCATGTAATACCATCTAAACTGTACATTACACCAACTGTTCCGCCTGCTACAACAAAACGTCCGTTACCAAAAACTACTGGTCCTGTTATTGTTCCTGGTGCAGTAACATCAGTCCAAACAACACCATTTGTTGAGTAACTTATGCTTGTTGTTCCTGAACGTACAGCAACATATAATCCTGCTCCGTATGTAATATCATCAAAGCCTACTGCTGATAATGCACTTGATGTCAATGTCCAGTTTTGACCTGCGTCTTCTGTATAAGCAACATCTCTGTCATCATCTGAAATAACAACGTATCTATTAACTGCAACACTAACGTTACCAAATGCAATACTCTTTTCACCTGCACTACTCATCGCACCTGGTAAAGTACCAGCTGTCCAAGTATCGCCGTCTTCGGAACGTACTATGTCGTTAGTTCCGTCACCAACAATAATTATTGAGCTTGGGTGGAATGTAGTTGATCCATCATCAAGTAAACCTTGAGCAATGTCTGACCAATTACCTGCACCTGGTGCTGTAATATTTTGTGACTGCCATGTAATACCGTCATAACTGATTGCACCGTTACTGCCGCTACCTGCGCCAAGGAAGAATCCTTTGCGTCCTTGG